GCTTTCCCTATGTGAATTTAAGGAGGATTATTTAAGCAGAGCGTTTACACGGCTCTGCACGGCGCTATAATCATAACCCGCGGCTGTAAGCCTGTTTTTTCGGTCTGCGCCGTTGCCCCAGGCTCCGCGGATAACCTCGCGGGCGATTTCGTCAACGGACTTTTTCGGCGCGGTGTCAGCACCTACCGCCGTACCACTCTTTGTAGTAATAAATGTGTCGTAGCCCGCCGCCTTGAGCTTTGCCGCCATAGCGTCGGCGTTTGCCTTTACGGAGTAGGCTCCGACCTGGACTTTATAGAGGTTGCCGCTCTGCACAATGTAGGTATCAAAGCCCGCGGCTTTGAGCTTATCGGCAAGGGCGGTAGCGTTGCTCTTTTTGCTGAAAGCTCCCGTCTGCACACGGTACAGAGTTTTATCCTCCGAGGGTTTCGGCTGCTCTGCGGGCTTGTCTTGTGCTGCGAGCTTTGCTTTTACCGCGGCACGGAACATATCCATTGTGTAGGAAAAGTTTTTCCACCAGTTATCGGGGTCGCCGTGGTTACTTCCATAACCGAGAGCGTGCGCCTCGCGGTGGCTTACGATATTATCAACCGACAAGCCGTACTCCTTGCAGAGATAAGCGCAATACTCAATAGCGGTATCGCGCACCGCCTCAAAATACGCCTTGTTCGTGAGCCCGTCCTCGCACATTTCAAACTGAATATATGCGGGGTTGTAATTATAAGAGCCTTTCGAGCCGCTCCCAACGCCCCAACAACAATAATTGTACGGGAGAATGTTTGCAACCCTTACGGCTCCGTTTTTATCGTAGCCGATAAAGGAGTGAACGCAAACGGAGCGTTTCATTACCGAGGCGGGGTTATTCCAATGGTTGCCGTACTGGTTTACGCCCACCTCGTCGGGTGCGTCAACGTAGCGTTTCAAGTACGGGTTATTCGCGCCCGTACTATGTACGACAATGCCCGCGGGTTTCATTTTCCGCGCCGCCTTGTAGCAATCGTTCTTTGTTGCGTATGCCGTAATGATGTTCATACTGTTTTAATCCTCGCTTTCTGTGTAACTCGCGTTTTCGTGCTTGATTTCTTTCATATACTCGTCAGCCTGGATAGCTGCCGAGGTAAAGCTGTTGTTTTTCCACCAAGCCCAAAGCGTAGCCGCTACGGTGGCGGCAGCCGTGAGCATAGAGTACAGCTCGTCCTCTGCAAAGGGCAGCGGGTTTTTGCCGAGCATAGTTAAAACCTGGTTAAGCAGCGTTACCACAAGCACAATAGTACGTACTACGGTTTCAACCGATACTTTCTTTTTCTCCATTGTATTATTTTCCTCCTTTCTCGGTTTGCTCCTTGTGCGGCTCTGTCGGCAGCTCCATAATATCGTGATATAATTCTGTCGCTACGTCATTACCGCCGAGGGCGTGATATGCTTTATATGCCCTTGTGAGTGCCTCTTTTGCATAAAGAGGACAATAACCGCGCTCGGTATACTTATCGTATGAGCGGATTATTTCAGCTCGCAAAAGGCATTGTAAGCCGTTTTTAATTGCCTTGAGCTTAATTAGCATAGTGCCCGCAAATGTTACGGCACCGCCGCAAAGAAACGGTATAAGCCAGGATAAAAACGTATCTAACATAGCCTCCGCCTCCTTAAAGCTCTTTTTCGCAGCGGGCGAGAGTGTCCGCTGCCTGTTTTCTCATTTCGGCAAGGTCAGCCGCTACGCTTTCGGCAATTTCTGCTTGAGCGATAGCCTCGGCTTGCTTTTGTATAATATCCGCTTGCAGCCTTGCCACGCTGCAAAGCTCCTCTATAAGCTCATAAATTCCCATTACTCGCCCTCTGTCCCGTCGTTCTCAACCTCGGGAGGGGCGGGGAAAGTAACATTAAACGGAAAGCCCTCTTGTTCGGGGAGGTCGCGGAGCGCCTGGCGATATATTGCCCAGGCTCCCGTAATAATTTCTCCGAGCGATTTTAAGAACGAAAGCCAGGCGGTAAAAGAGGTCCCGCTCGGCACGCTGATATTAAAGCGGTCGAGAGCTACGCGGCTATCGGTTTCGTTAAGGAGTTTATCGCGGATTTTGCGGGCAAACGCTGCCGCGTCCTCCTCGTTGAGTTCCTCGCAAGCTCGCTTATATGCCGCTTGCAGTACCTCCATTGTTTCCGCTTTCTGCGCCGCTGCCATTGCCTCCGCCTGTGCGAGTCTTTTATAAATATTCTCTTGCATTGTATGTAGCCTCCATATTCTTAAAATAATTTATCATTTTGAGCCGCTCGTGGTAGGTATCTCCGCGGGCGGCATTTGCAAGCCAGGAAACGAGCGACTCGTGCGCCGTCCCTGGCGCATACTCTCCGCGGCGCTCTTTTGCGTATAGCTTTTTGAGCTTGCGGCGCTGCTTGCCCTGTTTCTTTTTACCCATTTTGCGGATTATCGCGCCCGTATCGGTAACGATAAACCGCCATTGTAGGAGCTTTACTCCCTGGTGCAATGGGTAAAGCGCCGTTTTATCGTTGAACTGTAAGCCGAGGGCGAATAGGCGCGCCTCGATTTCCTTTTTGCATTGCCGCAAATACTCTTTGTCCTCGTGTACTAAAATAAAGTCGTCCATATATCGGATATAATGCTTTATTCTCAACCGCTCCTTTATGAAATGGTCGAGGTCGTCCAGGACGGCGAGAGCTACAAGCTGCGATACCTGGGAGCCAAGCCCTAACCCGATTTCCCCGAAAGAGTCCACAATTTCGCAAGCCCGCTCCGCAATTTGAGTATCTGTAACCCGCTTGCATATTGCTGCCTTTGCTACGTCGTGCCGTATGCTTTGGAAATAATGCCGTATATCACATTTAAGCACCCAACCGTCGCAACCGTGCGCGATATAATACCGCCGCAAATGTGCGGTCATACGGTTTAGCGTATAGTCTACGCCGCGCCCCTTGAGGCAAGCGCAATTATCTGTTATAAAGGATTTTGTAATCTGCTCATAAAAGCCGTTGTCGCAGAGCGAACGCTGAAATTGTCGGTCTTTTAACCTTGTGGCTACAATGTCCCGACGTTTCGGCTCGTATATCGTGAAATGTTGGTATCGGTCTATTTTGTACGTACCGTTAAGCAGCGTTTGCCGCAAACGATAGGTATTTTTAAGCGCGTTACCCTCATATCCTACGGTACTATCTTTCCAACGGATATTACGGCAGCTCTCTTTTAAGCCTTTATACAGATTATCAAAGGAAATTACTTGCTCGTATGCCATAAGAAAAGCGGACGCATATAAAAGGACTACCCCGCGAGATACCTTTGTCGCCCGCAATATTTCCTCCTTTCGGAGTTAGGACGGTCGCTCCTTGTGTGAGCTGTACTGCTTTGGTCTTTCGACTACTTGAATACTGACTAATCCCACAATCGGGGGCTACGCCGTTACCGTTGTACGCATTGTTGTTGTTCACTTCGCCCGAGGAGTTGACAATGCGCGCGTTGTTCGCGTTGGACGGGTTAGGAGAACGCAACCAAGCGTGACGCGCCGTACCGCAAATATAGCAACCGCCCTATGCTTTATTTTTGATATTTTTCTTTATCCGACTTAATCCAGGCTTTCAAGAGGTCGTCGGTTTTGAGTATTAAGCCCGTCCAATACTCTACTTGATTTCCCGATATGTAGCCCGCGTCGTATGCGTCGCCCGCCAGGTCTAAAAGCGCGTCGAGGTGCGCGTGCGCCTTGACTTGCTCCATACGGCGGTATGTGTACTCCTCGTCGTTTGTTACAAATACGGAGTTTGCGTGCCGAATACATACGCACGCCTCCCGTATTTCGTTTACTATCGGGGAGGCATATATCCACCGTGTAGACTTCGGAAAATGTTTCTCCGATTTTATCAGCCCGAGGGTGTATTTTTTGAGTTCCCGCGCCTTGTTCAGCACTTGCAGCTTTCCCTCGCCGCGGTCGCCCTTTCGCACACTCATATAAAAACCTCCTTTTAATCGCTTTTCCCGCCTCTACCGAGGCGGATTTGCGATTATGCGATTATACAAGCGGGGGCTACGCCGTAACCGTTGCACGCAATGCTGTTGTACACTTCGCCCGAGGAGAGGACAATGCGCGCGTTGCTCGCGCCGGACGGGGTAAGAGAACGCAACCAAGCGTGACGCGCCGTACCCGCCGCGTCGCGTTTGATACGCTCGGTCGCTGTCAAACCGTTATAATATTCGAGCTGCGTACCGTCCTTGTAGCTCTCGCTGTCCCAATTCCCGAAAATCTCGGGACGGGAGAGTAGGAAAAACTTATCCGCTTTAAGGCTGTAAAGCTGATTGATAGCAAAAGCCGTACCGTCAAGGCTTTCAACCTCAAAGAGCGAATTTGTACGGCAAGCAAGTACGGTGGGCTGCACGACCGCCAGGAAATCAGCGGGCAACCCGTGCATAAAACCGTTATAGCTTGTTGCCCAGGACGCGGGACGGTCAAATACGTTAGTGGGAGTCCACACCGAGCCCGCAGCGGCGGCGCTGTTGAGCCATTGACGGACGGCGGATTGAGCGTAGTTATTGCTGCCGAAAATAGCGCGGTGCATATGGTTTACATAAGGGCTGTTTCCGTTTGTTGTGCCGAGGCTCGTACCCTCCGAGCCCTCCGTAAGAGTAACGGTTTCAAGCGCCGTTGTCGTAGTCTTATTTGCATAGCTTTTAACGCTTTTGCCCTCGAGGGTAGCGTTATAGGTCATAGCAAATACGAGCTGACCGCCCACGGGGAGCGCCTTTGTAAGCTCAAATTGAAACGTTTTGCCGTTGTCTGCGGTGTACCATAATTGATTTGAAATTGTGATATTATAGGTGCCCGCTGCGAGCCCGAGGTCTGCGTAATAGAAAGCCTCGGTCGCGTCGTACTGTACCGTCTTTTGCGCCCCACTCGACAAGCTGTAAACGTTCTTTGTTTCAAGCGTCATTGTATGCGTGAGCTTATTATTTGCCGCTGTATGGTGGTCGTGCGCCCTCACAACCCATATAATATTTTGCGTAGTATCAGCGTCGAGGGTGGTAAACTCGTAACCAACGGGAAAGAGTTTTTCTCCGAGTCCGAGGCGGACGGCGTTTTTAATATCCTCCCAGGTATTAACCGCTGTAAGCGTGTCAATATGTACGGTCGTTTGTTCTCCCTCTCGGTTGGTAACGGTAATGTCCGCTCCTGTTGTCGTTTGCGTAGCGGAGA